CCTGTAAATCGACCAACCTCTTCACCTTTGTCATCAACGACTAAAAGTGTTGGGTACATCTCAAGCTCATAAGCAACAACTAAGGCTGAATGATTTTCTTTTTCCAGTGTGGCAATGTAGTTCCCACAAGATGGATTGAGCTTAAGCAGATTAAGAAGAGCATCCTTGGTTTGGATGCAAGGCAAGCAGTCCTGTTTGGTGAAAAGAACTGACCTAAAATTCATAGCCATCGGTTTCGGTAGTGGAAGTGATTGGATCAAAAAGAGCTGGCATGAGGCGTCCTGTTTCCTTGTCGTAAGCAAGGTCACCACTCGGGCCTGTCTGACCGTTAAACCTATTTTTCAAGGTGACAAGTTTAGAGCGATTATCACCCTTACTAATGTCCCTTTCTAAGGCCACAACGATGTCACTTAAGTGGGAAATTGATTGACTTCCCCTAAGTTGAGACATAGAGACTCGGGCACCATCTTCATGACCTTTATCGCCTTGGATACGCCGGAGATGAGAGACAAGGATCATTCCAATGTTTGTTTCTTGAACAAATGAGCGCAGCTTCGTCATCACAATGTCGATCATTTTGCGCTCATCCTGCGTATCATTACCTGACAGTAGGATGCTTAGGTGATCAAGGATTACCCACTGAACCTCATTAGTCTTAACAAGGTAGCGGATATCATTTAGAAGAGCGTCAGGATCAACGCTGCCGAAGCCATCCCGCAAGAAAACCCGACCAGTGCCGAGAGTGTCATCAAAGGCTTTACGGAAGATAGTTCCATCAATTTGGTTATCTAGGTGAAGTGGTTTGTTTGCGGCTACGGTCATTAGACGGAGGCCGGTTCGTTGAACACTTTCCTCAAGTGCTATGTGAGCAACTGTTTCGCCCTGTTTTACAAGGTGGACAGCGATTTCACCACATGCGGTGCTCTTCCCCGTTCCCGATCCAGCGGTCCAGGTAACCATTTCCCCACGCCGAAGGCCACCTGTAACGGTATTGAGAACAGGGTAAGGGTAATCAGCATCACGACCATGTAATGGCGTGGAGACCAGATCGAAAAGGTCTCGACCGTCGATGATCGCTTGCGGGACATAAGAGCGTTTGTTGTAATAAGCCTGGCGAATTGCTTCACCATCACCAGCCATAAGAGCCTCGGAGGCATCTTTATACCCGGCTAGAGAGGCAATGAAAACCTGATCAGACGGAAAGAGTCCAACACAATCTTCAACGGCCTTCTGGCCTGCCTCATCCTGATCAAACATCAGGACAATTTCTTCAAAACCTAGTAGATATTTCAGCTGATACTGCAAAGCTTTTTTTGCAGACTGAGCACCATTTGGAATCGAAACTGTTGGCCAATTCTTTCGAGATTGGTAACAGGCAAGGGCATCAAATTCGCCCTCGGTAATGATAATTGTCTTACCACTACCAAACAACTGCTGACCAAATAGCTGCTGGTCTAAGTTCTTACCTTTCCAGGTGAAGTTCTTTTGTTGATCGCGCTCTTTATAAGCAACGATATGACCACCAGAATAATAAGGAAAACGAACTACAGGTCCATCGTCAACTTTAACGTTGAACTTTTTGCAGGTGTCCTCTGTGATCTTTCTTGTTCTGAGTCCCGCGTAGTCCCCTGGATAGGATAGAGGGCCGGTGTCCGACATTTGATGATTTTGTTTGTGGTGTAGTTGACTGTGCAGATCGTCATTACTGAAGCCTCTCCGATAGTGTCCGCATGAGTAGCAGTAGCCATGGCCATCGCTATAAATGGCGAAAGCATCGCTACTCGGACATACGGGACAAGGCTCATGGCTGATGCATTCGGAATCATTTAGGGTCAAAGGAGGGATCATTCTCAAATTCCTCACAAACCGCAGCGATCTCACGAAGAGCGTCAATCACCATTTGCATGGGATAAGCATCTTCACCCGTAGTTAGTTCTTCTACGGTTTGATCTATTGCTGCAAGAATTGGATAATCTTTTTCAAAATCAGTCATTGAAACCAGTCGGGTGGAATGTTAGGGAAAATGCACCATTTAAAACCATACTTATCGCACCAATCGCTATAAGTAGTGTTGCTTTTACGGGATAAGGTGTTGTTACGCTGGAAAACAAATCTAATATCAAGCTCAGGATGTTGAGCCTTTATCGCTATATGCTTGGATCTATCTCTAGGCTTAAAGAATCCTTTAGTCTCAATAATAACACCGTTCTTTAAAGAAAAGTCGGGGGTATATCGAGACTTAGTGATGTAATCAATCCTATCTACTTCGTAGAGGTAAGGGATAGCTTGCTTATCTAATAGTTTTCCAAAGCGTTCTTCTAGACCGCTTCGATAGTTCATACTCAGAAGTCGTAGCTTGTGCCTTCTGGGGTACAAAGATCAGCTGCAGCATCAGCTACCTCTAGAGAAGAGATCGCAGGTTGATCATTAGTAAAGCCTTTGACCTTATCAAACATGCCTGCAATATCATCTGATGAGAGATCACCTGAATCCACTGCACCATTACCTGCAACAAGCTCAATTACTTGCACCCCTATGACACGCATAGATGTGCCTACATTTGGCCCTACTGCATAAGGTTTCTGGTCAACAATCAGGTTGACTTTTGTACCTCTACGCAAGACTCGGAGGATTTCTCTACTAACAGGGTCACCATTAGTATCTACAAATACGGGTTCAGGTTTTGGCTTTCGACCACCATCACCAGCTCCATAAGTGTATTTACAGAGACCCTCATCGTCCCAGGGTGTCATTGCTTCTTGGACACGTCCTGTTGCTTTTGTTTTAGCCCAATCGAGCAATTCTGTTCGGTCCGCTTCAACGGTTTCCAATACGCTAGAGGGAAGCTTGTAAGCGAAAGTACGGTTGTTGAATTTACCTGAGTCTTCAAAGACATTGATAAAACCTTCGAGTGTGGTTGCGAACTTGTATCGAGTAGCCATGTGTTGTTGTTGTTGTACGTGGTGTGTTGCTTTTAGTTGTCGTAAATGGAGCAAGCAGCCAAAAACTCTGCGTATTCCTGCTCTGTCATCTCGTCCATTTCCGCCTGCGTGATTTCGCAGGATTCGGAGAGGTTCACGGCCTGGATCAGCTCGTCGTGTGTCATTTCGGAGAAGTGAAAAACGGTCATTAGTTCTGTATGTAGATCGTTTGCTCAAGTGGAGCTGATAAGAACCCAGTAAAAAAGGGCCTTTAGAGCCCTTTAGGTCATTTCAGTTACTTGAGTGAAACGCAGATTCACAGGAACCTAAAACCAGCGTGTCTACCATTCCACCAGATGGGCCAAGGGATCTCAGCGAATGAGAGTCCTTAGAGTTGATAGTACACGAGCTGATAAGGCCCTGAATCCTGACACTGTAGTCACGCTTAGATAGCCAGCATGGCAGATCTAGCGGCTTCATCAGATGCTTTGCAGTATTTCAAAGACATCTCGATGGTTGAATGCCCAAGAAGCTCCATGAGAGTCCTTGGGTGGGTTACAGCACCAACCCATGTACCAAACGAATGACGTAGGCAATGCCAAACGTAATCATCACTAAACCCTGAAGCCCGTCGAACCTTTTTGAAAGCGTTGTACAGCTGGTCTTTGTTGTTCCAGTCAGCGGAAAATAACCGTGACTGACTCAAGCGGTTCAAAATGATGGGCCTGATCTTGTCGTTCAGCGTGAGCTGCCTGACTTTTCCAGGTTTGGTCGTGTTGTGGGACTTACCGCCGATGATTAATGCATCGAGTGCCGGGTCGTAATCGTCTGGCCTGAGCTTCAACAGCTCTCCCTGTCTGACGCCTGTATAGGCCGACACGAGGATGGCATCTGCCAAGTTGTCACCCCAACGATCTCCGTAAAGATCGCGGGCTTTATGAGCGAGCGTATCGACCTCAGGTTTTTTAAACCAGTGGATCCGAGCCTCGTTCTCATCACAACGCTCAAAATCGGGGCAGGCAACATCATGGAGTTGAGCCAGCCTTGTGTATCTAAGAGCGGTTGTGCCAGCTGAAATGATGCGATTAGCACCGCCTCCGGTTCGGTTTTGATCCAGAAGTTCAGCTTGAAATGTCATCCACCAACCAGCAGATGCCATTCTCACAAGTGGAAGTGACTTGCCACAATAATTAGTGACATGGTTGGAATTGATGCCAGCGGTTTTAGCTGATCGTTGTCGTTTCCATTTGGTGTTCCAAGTAAACTCAAGGGCTTCACCCCAAGTTTTGATTTTCCCAGTGGTCCTCGTCATGGTGTTCGAGTGTTTGTAGGGGCATGGAATGGATATTTGTGATCAGATTTACCCAACTTTTACCTTTCGGAGTTAGGAACAACCTGAACCGTTTGTAATCGTCTGGATCCTGCTCACGCCTGACCAGCTTCAAACCTGGCCGATCATCGATTCGATGTTGCTCGCTTAACCATTGGACGTTCCGAGTTACAGACGCTGATGAGAGACCAGTGGCTGTAGCCAGGTCACCCATGCGGCATCCGTCGTGGCTCATCACATAGAACAACACTGAAGCAAGCTGCAGCGGAAATTCTCTTTCGCCTGTTGAGCGCAAGAGTTCGATGAGCAGATAGGCCCTATAGCAGTCATCAGACGTGAGCTGGGGCTTTAAGGGCATGTAACCCTCTTACGTGGTACAGCCCATTATAACCACCTTCTGGAGTGGAAATGAGGCTTTAAGCGAATCCTGCACTTTTGGGCTCATTGTGGGTCGAATGACAGTTCCCAGTGGTAGGCGTCCTCCAATAGCTCAGCGATAGCAACAAGAGTTTCTGCTTTTTCCATTTCATCGTTTTGCACATACCAGAAGATCCGTTCAACGGTTGTGAGGTTTGGGTCGTTCATTAGCAAAAGAAATATTTGGAATCATTAACTGTCTCAATATCAAGTGTCCCCTTGATTAAACCATCAGGGATAGACACACCAACTTCATCTGCCCAGTTTTGTAGAACAGGCTGCTTGTACATCTCGGCAAAGTGCCAACGAATCTCGCGATTCATGTCACCCATATCACAAGATCTACCAAGCACACAATCATGAATCACCGTGAATGGCTGATCCCAATGTGCAAATGTTAGATGTAAAAGAGCAGCATCCATGGAATGTGTAACGTTAGGAGCAAGTGCAGACTTGTGATGTGAGACATCAGGACCAAGATACCCATCTGCAACCATGGCTTTAACGCGGATACCCCCCATGAGACGGGTTTGAACGAAAACCATATGCATCAGACGTAAATCCTGCTGTACAACAAACCCACTGGGTGTTGTCCATTGGATAAACTCTTGACCTGTATCAAGAATCTCCTTAGCAGATTTCTTGAGCCATTTCATAACCTCAATAGCACCAGGAAAGATTTCAGGGATTGCTCTCCTAAAGATCGCCCGTGTGATCTCGGTTAGTTGTGGTGAATCAAACTCCCGACCATCTTCTTTTAAAGAAGTACGAATGTAATTTCGAGCACTTGATTCTGTTACCCCGTAAGGACAGCACATAACTGGGCGCTTGCAAGTGCCTCTGTGAATCCACTCGGCAAGTTCCGTGGGCAGATACTGCTGAGCACGTTCGGCCACCGTTCGGTAGCCATCAGCTGGCTTATCTGTAGGGGTGACATTGACCAATTTGCCTTCATCTGAACCCGTCATGCAAGACAAGTGTTGGAGGCCAGAATTGGTCGCATCACAACCTATTGGTAACCCGCTAGTTGTCTTAGTGTAACTGATGCAGCAGGCTTCATATTCAAAGATTGCTGCAAGCGCACACCAGGGTTCATCAGCATCACGCCATTGGTGATTGTTGTATGGATCATCAGCAATTGCAGCGATGAGAGATGAGTTGAGGCGTGTCCATTCGATTCGTTCTTCATGTGTTTTTTTATCCAGACCCCAACATGTGGCTAAATGCCATGCCAGCCAAGGTTCATTGACTGGACCTTCATCTGCAAAATAAACAAGGGATCGATCAAAATCTGTGCCTTGTGGATTTAAGACGGTATTCAAGAAATGAATCCGCCCCCGATAACAGGCAAAAGCAGGACAATACCAACGCTCTTCATTGACGTATTTACGAGCGACATACATGGCCTCAGTGGTGCGCCAGTTCTTTTGAGACAACATAGAGTTGCTGTTCTCAACGTCACGTCTTGCTCGCTTGTAAATCTTGATATCTTCTTCTGATGAATCCTCGGTCAGGAGGTTCTCAGGAAGAGGCAGAGGAGCATCACAGCGGAACTTGTCGACTGAGATGTTGGTGTTGTAATGGTGATCACTAACAGCGAACACCCGCTTGTTCATAGTGAAGGCTTGCTGTTGAGCGTTGTTGATCATCGTCAAAAACAACTCTCCTTGCTTAACTGGTGCCACTTTTGAAGAGCGGTGAATTGTAGGGTTAGATTGTCTCACTGATTCCGTGAGATACCCTCCAGCGCAATCGTTTGTGTGATTGATGGGCGGACATAGCATCGGCCATTGACAGAATGCCAAAGCTTCAGCAGCAGCCAGGATTGTTTCACGATGAGAGATGAACTCTGGAGAGTATTTCATCACCCTTACGCTTCGTTTACCGCGTGTTTGAGTGCTGCGCTGTATCCATCCTGTGACCTCCATAAGGCATGTAAGGAGCCAAGCTCCAACCTTATGGTTAACAGTATTTGACCACCGTTCCCATTCGATCCCTTCATTATTGAAGGCTCGTTTAAAGACGGTGCCTTTCTGTCGTGTCCCTGCTGACTTGTGAAAAAAGAACTCCGTTCGTTTGTAAAGTTCAGGTTCTTGTTGTGCATAATATCCAAGCCTTAAGTCAAGCTGAACTGCTTTGCCTATGGCTGTTGTAAGGCTCTGTAGCTGTGGTGAATGGTCCCTTCCTAGTACATCAAGCACAACCTTGGTCATGATCAATGCAAGCGATAAGGGGTCAGCATCACGAAGATGTTTGACGACTTCAACAGCATCTAAACCAGCTTTACCAGAGGTAAGAGTCCCCAATTGATGGGTGATTCTGTTAGATACAGGAAGTAAAAGATCGCGGCAGGCTTTCTGACCATAAACAGTAGATGATGCATAAGAGCGATCTTCTGCATTTTTAGTTTTGGTAATCAGCCTATGCCTTGCTTCTTCGCTGGCCATCGTCTCACGCTGAAGCTGTCGGCTGATGAGATCCATTGGTCAAAGGCATGAAAATTGAGTTAAAGCGTAAAAATACTTATTAGCTTGCCTGAGTGGAGTTGATTAGTCCCACATAAATTCGTCTTTGGCTTGTCTGATGCTGATGAGAGACGCACATTCGTCGCCGACCATTTCTTCAAAACTGATCTGAGCGTGAAAGGCATCCTTAGCCAATAAAACTGAATGTCTTTTGACACCATGGTCATCCAAGTACGAGATGACATAATCAAAGGTTTTAAAAGACTTCAAATTAACCTTGCAATTTATGTAAGGTTTGAAGTAGAACAGAACCCATAGCTAAACAAACAACGATATACGTTGTTAAAGAAAAAGAAATCACAGCTTGGGTGTTGTAGTGGAAATGAAAAAAAAACTATTAACAAATAACGGATCTGTAGAAGAGAGCGCGGCCTCTCGCTTCAGGCATGTCTTGAGCGGTTGTCTCCCCGCTCATGCGTAAATTATGCCATATCATCTACCCGTGTGCAAGTGATATTTAAGACAAATGGTCTTAACTGTACACTGGGATACCGTTTTAGGTGTTGTGGATGGGAACGTGGCAGGCTTTATGCATGAGAGACATCAGTGATATCTTCATTCCTAGATTATCCATTAAAAAACCACGCTTGCTAGGGCGTGGTGTTGTGGATGAATGGGTGGATAAACTAGGCATTGGCAGCAATTGGTTCCACATCTGTCAATGCTTTGTGCTCTTCTATTAGTCGATCGCGGCAGTAATCTTGTTCGCTGTTCAATCTACTATTAATCTCCTTTAGTTCATCTATTTTGATTGAGTAGGAACTAACCTCCAAGCATTTATTGACTCTTAGTTGTTTGATCTCACTTTCACATGTATCATAAGTATGAAACCAACACTCGTCACAGTCCCCTGTATACTTTGTTAAAATCTTAGTAGTTTTCTTGCTCACTTCATAAAGATCTGATTGCTTTCGACTGACAAGATCTTCAGCTAATGCAAGAGAGGTAATCCTAGATAACAGCATTGTTTGCTTACATTCGTACTCTCTTATTAGTTTCCAATTGTCTTGCATCCTGGTGGAATAAGCTTTCCAATCTTCGTGCTCGTAGTAATTAAACATGGGTTTTGGTGTTGTGGATGGGTGGATAAAGCTGGCAGGCTTCATTGATGAGAGACGATTACTTCATTTAATCGTCCTCTAGTTCTTTAAGCATCTGTTGCCACTGTTCATCAGTTAATTCTTCAAGCTCTTGTTGCCAATGTTGTTCGGTTAATTCTTCGAGCCATGATTCATGTTGCTCAATCTGCCTCTCTATTAGTGCGTCGATTTGATTGTCGGTCATGACGGGATGAAAAGATGGATTGTCTAAGTGGAGTTGAGAAATCAAGCGGTGACGCCATGGATTCGACGCCATGCACACCATGTGATCGCTTGCATGACAGCAGGAGACACACCTATCTTCTTTGCTGCTTTTTTATAGTCTGCTTTGATCTCCTTTCTCAGTTTCACGCCTATGGCTGGCACGTCAGCAAGTGACGTTCTACCACCGTTCCAAATGCAGTAGGCATGCCCATCAATGCAAACGTCATCTAAACCCGCAATACATGAGGCAAACTCTCTGAGCTTGGGTCCACTCAATGTTTCTAAGATCGGCCCCATTGAATAAGTATCCAAGCCCAATATTTTTATGGCTTTATGTTTGTTCTTGTTAAATGTACAGACTTTTACATTCTCAGCACTGTTTGGATCTGCATTGTATGCCTCTATTAGATT